GCGCAAGCCGGCCATTACGTAATCGAGGGCGATTGCGCGTGGCGTTTTACGGGCGTCCACGGCGGACTCGAATGGATCCGGCTCGTGCCGTGGATCCGGTGGTCGCAGCCGCAGATCACTGGCGATCGGCCGTGCACGGGGGCAGAGGCGATATTGCACTTTCACGCCAAAGGACGCAAGCGCTGGAACGGCCCCGGCGGACTCACGCACTACAGCCGCAAGTCGCTCCGCGGCGACGACAAGCACCCGACCGAAAAGCCGCTCGACCTCGTGCTAGATCTCGTGACGTTCTACTCGGACCCTGGCGAGGCGATCGTCGACCCGTTCGCGGGCGCGGGAACCACCGGCCTCGCCGCGCGCCTGCTCGGCCGTGATGCGCTCTTGATCGAGCAGGACGCCACGTGGGCCGCCCAGTCTGAAGCGCGCTGCACGGGCGCCCTGAGCGAGCGGGACACCGAAGCGGCGCTGGCGTGGGTCGAGTCCACATGCGAGCAGGCGGACAAGGAGCTCGCGGACAAGACTTCAACGGAGAACGCGATCCGCCGGGCGCTCTCGCGGCTAGACGACGCGGGACGGTGCTACCGCGCAGTTCAGGAGGCGGCGTGACCGAAGTCGAACGTGCGGTCGCCGTCCAAATCCGCGTGGCACAAGAGCGCGTTCAGCTCGCCGAGAAACTCTCCGCGCGCACGAACGACAGCGACATTCGTCTGACCTACGCCCGCGCATGGCTCGACTCTCTTCTCAGGATCGCGAGGGCCCTACCATGATCAATCCCGATGATCCGCAAGGGATCGAAGACTGCTATACTATCTTGCTCAAGGTCGCGATGGCGAAAGACATTTGTGTGACGGACGAGATCGCCGCGATCGCTCAGATGCTCGGCTTCGTCCTCGAGCATGCGCGCAATCGCGGACTCGCCGAGAACGTGAGCGCGGCTGAACTCGACGAACTCGTGGATCGCTACAAGCGCCGCGGAGCGCTGATCCAACAAGCGATTGCAAAGTACGAAGGACGGGCGAATGGGAACTAATCAAGACGTGGTCGCTTGCGCGATCGTGAAGGGCGAGCCGAAGATCGCGGAGACGATCGAGAATTTGCGCGCGGTTCTCGGCCCCGCGCTCAGAGCCGTGGTTCTGCATGAGACGAGCAACGATGACGGTAGCGAGGCATATGCGCTCGCTGAAAAGGAAATAGCGGAGGTGGTCGAGCATCGTCCGTTCGACGACTTTGCGAGTGCGCGGAACGCGTGCCTTGACGATGCGAGCTCGTACGCGCAGAATGTCCGGGCAACGTGGATCCTCATGTTCTCCGGCGGCGCGACGTTCACCGGTTCGTGGCGCCCGTTCGAAGGCGACCACGACGCGCTCGCGCACACCGAACTCTGCGGCGATCTCGAGTTCCGCAAGGTCGGTCCGATCCGCGCGAACTCCAAACTCCGCTACGTCGGGCGCACGCATGAGAGCATCGACGCCGGCCCCGTCGAATCGCTTCCGCACTGCGGCTTGACAGTGGACTACTCCGCTGATTTCGATCCCGAGAAAAAGGCCGCGCGCTGGCGCCAGGACATCGCACTGCTTGCGGACGACTACTCCCCTCGCGGCAGGTTCTACCTCGCGCAATCGTTCAAATGCCTCGCGATCGTCCACGAGGCGTTCGCCTACAGCATGATCCGAGCCGAGATGCACGGCTACGAACCCGAGCGCCGGCAAGCGGTTGTGTATGCGGTAGAGACGGCGCCTACCCTCGGCCTCGCGCGCTACGCCTCGTCGCTCGCGCCGGATTGCGCGGACGTGCAACTTGCGCTGGCCGAGCGCTGCTTCGCCGTGCGCGATCCCGCAGTCGAGCAAGCGATCGTGCTAGCGGCCTCGCTCGAAGATCGATCCATGTTCGCAAACCGCCGGTTGCACGAGCGGTGCGTCGAATTGCACGCCATGCTCAAAGGAGTTACGTACGAATGAGCCTAAATCAGAAAGATGCTAAGAAACTCAGGGAGTGGCAGGCCGAACGCGACTACGGTAGCGGACGTGATAGTGCCCGACGCAAGGCGCAGCCGATCGGGACCGGTGTGCTCAAATATTTCCCTCACGCCATCGCGGCCGTCGCCGAGTGCAGCAAGAAGGGCAATGACAAGCACAACCCCGGCGAGCCGTTGCGCTGGGCCAGGGAGAAGTCCACCGACGAGGCGGATTGCGTGGCCCGGCACCTCACGGACGCGCTCGCGGAAGGCCCCTTGACGCTGAACGAGGATGGCGTCCCGCATGTCATCTCGCTTGCGTGGCGCGCGCTAGCGTTCGCAGAGCGCGCGCTTACCGGAGACGAGCGCTGGCGCGGGGTGCCTAAAGCCGGTACGTAACAGGCTCCCGCTCGTCCTCGGGGCGCTCGTAGTTGGGCGCCTCAATCGACGGGCGGTAAGCGTGACCGTAGCGAATGCGATCCATTTCCGGCGTCTCTTGCGCGAAGTAGAACGCGGCGCCTACGAAGGCGCTTGAGAGGAGCACGGCCGCGAGAACTACGCGCCGCATCGCGGACAGCGCCCCAGCCCGATTGGATCGCCGCAGACACAACGCGGTACGGGCGGCGGAGGCGGCAGTCGGCGCTCGCGCCTAATCAGTTCGCGCCACACAAGCCAAGTCGCGGCGTGTCCTGCGATCGAGGCCGCACCCGCGAGTACCAGCTTAGCGAGATCGGACATAGCGCCATATCTCCGAGGCCAGAGTTACGAGGAGTGCGACGATCACGACCAGGAAGCACCACGCTCGAACAGGGGCGCTCATTTGCTGCCCCTCCCATGTGCCCCATCAATCACGGCCTGATTGTTCACAGCGTCCTCCAGCCGGCTCACGCGCTCTAGGACTTCTTTCATGTCCTTGCGGATCTCGCGGAGGTCGGCGCGCGTAGCATCGTCGCTTGTCGCAGCGTGCGCTTCCGGCGAGGAGCGCATCGCGAGGTTAGTCGCGGCAGTGATCAGCGCACACACGATTGCGGTCGGGATCACGACGCTCCAGCCACGACCGTGCGCGCGCACGTTGCCGGACGGCACAGGATCCGTATCGTGCCGGTCACGCATTGGTGGCCTCTGGCGCGTGCGGGAACGCCGGCCAATAGAGTACGCTCGCGTCCAGTCCGCCGGCCTCGACGGCCGCCGCGTTCGCGAAGCAGATCCGCTGCTGATCATTGCGCGGGATCACGCCGGGATTCGCGACGCCCGAAGGAGTGTGATCGGCGAGCACGGCCTCTTTCGCGGCGGTCGCCCAATCGCGCGCCAAGATCGCCTGCTTCGCGCGAGGGAACTTGCGCGGCCAATCGGAGCCGGCCGCCCACATCATCGAGCAGAGCGCAAGTTGCGCGTCGGCGGGATAACTTTCGAGCGCGGGGAAATGCCGGCGCTGCATGTCGATCGCGCCGTAGTTCAGGCGCTCGAGGACGAGCATGTCCACGTCCTCGCTCGTGAGGTGCAGCGTGAGGCTAGCGATCTTCGCCTGTACCTCGGTGGAGTGCTTGACGAACGCGGGATCGAGCTTCCCGCCGGGCATGGCAAGCGCTTTGATCTGGCGCCAGTCAGCCGCGATTTGGTCCGAGCTCGCGAGACCGCCGTCTGCATGGCGCCATTTGAGCGCAAGAGCAGCGGAAATGGGGTCGATCAGGTTGCCCATTCCCGTCGTGATCAGCCCCTCGATGTCGGAATACATCGTGTAGACGCGCCCCTCGAAACGAATCGTGTAGGAGGGGAACGCGTCGATCACGGAGCGAGCCAAGCCCATGGCATGAATATGACACGGCCCGCGCGCCTATTCAAGAGCGCGCGGGCCGTGATCCGTTTCACTGCGCCGCGGGAATACTCGCGGACGCGCTGCCGGCCGGCGTGTCCACAGCGATCCCGATGCTCGACGAGTTCGCGAACGCAACGCCCTGGCAGAACTTGTCGGCATCCTTCGCGGCTTGACCGGCAAGCAGTCCCGATGCCTTGATCTTAGGCTCGTCGGCGCAGAACTTCGTCGCGGCCGCGCGCGTATCGTTGAACACGGTCGCGGCGTCCTTCTCCGCGCTCCTGAATGCGGCGCATGCGGCAAGCGCGAGCGCGGCGAGCAGTGCAAGGCGCTTCACGACTCCGCCTCGCTCTTGAAATGTAGAGCGATCAGCGCGCAGAGGCCGCCGACCGACGACGCGAGCGTAACACGCGCGGCATGCACGTCACCCATGAGTAGCTGCGGCGCGGCAGTAGCGCCCGCACCAGCGACGAACGCCACGATTGAGCGTCCAAATTTGGAATTGAAAAATGCCTTCATGACGGTTCCTCCTAACATAACGGTAGCACGAATCACGGCCAGCGGCTGGCAAGGTACCGCGCGCATTGCTGCGCGGTCGCGTCGTCGAAACGGAGCCCCCGCCAGCCAATAAGCGCGACCAGGTCGAATTGCGTAGGCTGGATGCCAATCAGATCGTTCGCGCCGACCATCAGGGTGTCATGCGTCGCCGACGGCGAGATGCCTACGCTGTTTTGGTCGATCGTTCCGTCGACGTACTGGCTGGCTTGCGAATTGTCCAGCGCCAGAATCAACGAATGCGCGGCACCCGTGACGGTGGCAGTGCCGGACTGGTGTGCTCCACCAGACGCAAAATCGAAAAACATCTTGTTCGCGGGCGAACCGCCCGACGCAGTGATACCAACATACACGAATTCGTTTGTGTTCGCGAACGACGTGAGGCCGATGGCGTGCTGCTCAGTAGCCTTCGACGTGACGTTCACACGCGCCGCAATCGTGTAGTCGCTCACCGCTAGACTGGACCCGATGGCGTAATTCAAAACGTTGTACGCGCCCGCACTGCCGAAGGTAATGTTCGGGAGCGCGCCGCCATTCCAGCCTGTAGAAGAGTACGTCGGGCGGTGACCAGAGTTAGAGTTCGCGAGATTGTAGCTACCAACTTTGCTCGCCCACGCACTGACTTTGCCGCTGGATAAGGTGATGCCTGAATCCGCCTCGAACCAGAATGTGGGCGTGCCCGGCGTTGCCGGCTGCCACCCGCCGAGCGGGAACCGCGTCAGTAGCATGGCCGCGCCCTCCGCATGGCTGCGAAGATATCAGCGTCTGAAGCGCACGTAAGATGCGCGGTCGTCTCGAAGGGTATATCGACGATCATATCGGGCCTCTGCCCCAGGAAACGCGCGGGGCCATGCTGGCGCAAAAATACCTCGCGTTCAGCGTTATAGGCGTGGGTGGCGGGGTTTACGCGATCGTACACAAGTCCCCACGGACCGAGTCTAACCGCGTGCTGACCGGCCATGCGTCGCGACCATTCAACGTCTTCGGCGAACGAGGCCGCGGGAAAGATCGCCGCACGCTGCGGATCCACCGCTGTGCAATGCCCCGGGTAGAAGGGCGTCTTTGCATCATCGTACCACCACAGCCCGTCTTCGTGCCGCACGAATCCGATACCGCGCGACACGACTGCAGGCGCCCCCCTGGTGAACGCATCGATCGTGTCCTCAACATATGAGGGGCCGTAATAGTTGTCATCGTCCCAGAAGATCACGCACGAATGCCCGTTCATACGCGCGATCTCAAGCCCGACGTTGCGTGCTTCGCCGATCGTAGCAGTAGGACGACACGTCAGCCCCGTGATCGAGATGCCCTTCGCAGGCGCGTAGAGCAGCTCCGAAACTCGAGTTTGCTGCGCCCAAAGGTGCGCCACGCGCTCGGCGTTCTCCGCGCGCGCGATCGGACAGACAATGAGAGGAATCATGCTAAGGCCCCATGGTGTTGAGGAGCACGTATGCGTCCACGTTGATCGAACCGGGCGTTACCCTAATGCGCACATTCCCGCTTGAAATGTCGATCGTGGCGGCAGAGTAAAGACCCGGGCCAATACCCGCCGAGTTTAGCGGCGTAACGGTCACATTTCCGATCGAGTACGTTCCGGATGAGTTGTACATGACTGCAACGATCGAAAGCATGATCGCGGAAGCATAGCCTTCCGTGTTGTCGAACAGCGACACGGTCGCGGAAAGGTAGCACTGCGCGCCGCTTGCTACGTTCTTTGCCGCTGTGGCAGCGGCCACCGAGAGCGCAGTTTGCGCGCCGCCGCCGCCCGTGAGCGCGGTCTTGGATTGGAACGAAAGGTAACTCGCGGCCGTTGCAGTCGCTGCCGCGGGCGACACCGCGACCTCACAGGAGTTCTTGTCGATCGCGAGCAGTGAATCCGCGAGTCCACTCGTGGATGAGGACCAGACGCGAACGCCGCCACTCGGGGCGGCGGGGTCGGTGGCATTTGTCCACGTTACCGCGCTCGCATTACTGATCGGTTTAGCGGTACCCGCACCCTTCATGTCCAGGCCCGACGCATCTATCTGATACTCGGTCACCGAGTTGATCAGATAAGTAAATGCCGCACCGGTCGCTCCTTTCAGACGGACCCCGGCGCCACTAGAGGAACCTAGCTCAAATAGGTTGATCGTGGATGACGCATTCCACTGGCATAACGTGACTTCAGTTGTTCCGTCGTTCAGAAAACCACGTATGATCTGCTGACCGCCGCTTGCTTGCGCGCGATACGCTACGCGGAGGAGAGCGCTTGTGGGATAAGTTGCAGTGCCGCCCGCCACATCCAGGTTCACGTACGTTACGCCTGTGAGCGCTCCGCCAACTGCAATACCGGCGACGGCCCCGGACGTGATCGTAATGCCAGTGAAACCAGAGCAGACGCCCGCATTATTGTAGAGCGCCTGCCCGCTACTGCCGCCAATCGGACCTGTCGCGCCCGTGGGTCCGGTCGGCCCCGTGGCGCCGTTCGATCCGTTAGCACCCGTGGGTCCGGTCGGCCCCGTGGCGCCGTTAGTGCCGTTAGTGCCGTTAGTGCCCGTGGGTCCGGTCGGCCCCGTGGCGCCGTTAGTGCCGTTAGTGCCCGTGGGTCCCGTGTTGCCCACGAGCCCTTGCGCACCCGTCGGCCCAGTTGCACCCGTGGGGCCTGTGGGACCGATGCTGACTGCCCCGGGTTCTTGCCACTGAACTAGCAAGCGCCCACCGGACATGACAGATACTGGCACGCGGCCAGCAGCGGGGATTGCCGGCACGAGGCCGGGCACAGCATCATTGACGAGGTCGAGCGTTACCTTAGGGTTTGGCATTTAGATCACCGCCCAACCGCGTTGTTCTTGTCCCATTGGTTTACGCCCGAGTACACCCATTCGAGTCTGTAGTAATTCGTCGGGCCGCCGACGACCACGAGTGTCACGCGCGCGGCGAACCATCGGCCGTCATACGCGGCCAGGTGGAATCCCGACGTGGGCCCGCTGTTTCCCGCGGCCGCCTCGTAAAGACGGCGGAAACGCAGGTTCCGCTTACGATCGAAGTCGCAGTAATCTACGGCCCATTCAGCGCCGGAGTTCGATATCACGAATCCGCGGCCGTGAGCGACGATGTCCCGCACGCAAAGCCCGGCCAAGTTCGATGCAACCTGGGTCCACGTTTGGCCGTCGGCGCTCGTCCAGAGATCGCCCTGCTCATTGCCGATAAGGAACATCCCAATCTGCTCGTTCCACGCACCGCGCCAGCCCGTACGCGTGCCGTCGGCCGTCGCGATGCGGACGGTGCTCATGCCCGGATCGGCCGCGTGCCAGTATCCTAGGAGCGTGTTCTGGTCTGGTAGCAACACCAGAATGTCACTATTGCAACACATACGCCGCACGTACCCGCTGTTACTGCCGCCGAGCGACCCGCCAACGGTGGTCCAGGCCGCGGCCGTGAGATCGCCACTGACCTGCAGCCGACTGACGTTCACGCTCGAGTCGCACTGATCGACGACGGCCCAAACTCCGTTGAACTCGATCGCGCAGAGTGGCCAGTGCCAGTTTGCGTTGGTGTTGAGTGCAGTCGCGCCGGCCCACGTGTCACCGTAGTCCGTGGAGAGCGTAACCGTGCGCGTGCTGCCGAGCGAGATGATGTTCGGCGTGGTGCGACTCACGCCGATAACCACTGGATTGTCGCCGTCGCCCGCGGGCGTGTCGCCTGCGCTGTTGGTCCCGTCCGTGAACGGAGAGTGGTTACCCGCGGTGGCCGGGTTTTGAATCGTCTGGTCACTCTCGAATGAACTGCCCGTCCCGCTCGACACACGCCAACGCCGCACGAAGCCGCGCCCGGCCGTGCCGCCACTCTTGTGCCCAACTTGCGAGATGAGCATTCGGTACCCCCCGTAGATCTGCGGGAGGTCGGTAGAGGTATTCTGGTTGTAGTGGCCCGACCCGCTAACCGTGGTGTAGTCCGCCGTGTCCCCTGGGAGGTCCGCCTTGGGATGGTTAACTTGGAACGTCGGGCCGTCCGCGATCGCTTCTAGGTGCTGTCCGAGGTTCTGCAGAATGCCGTTTATGCTCTGCGCCCCGAACCACGATTGGTCCGGCGTGAACCCGGCTGAGTATGTGCCTGTGGCGGGGATTTGCAGCGCAAGGACGCCATCCCACGGCTTGCCGGCGACGGGGTAAACGGACGTATCCGTGAGATCGCCAGCGACTACGGGAACGTAACTAGGCTGCTTGGGGTCGGTCATGCTGTCCTCACATCGGGAAGTTGTGCAAGCGGAACGGTTGCGGCGACGACATCGCCGAGCGAGCTACCGGTGACGGTTGCGCCGACGGTATCGGCGAGAACGAATCCCGCGCCCACTGGCATCTCGAGCATTGCGCCAATGCCTGCCGCTCGGCATTGCGCCAGTAGTGATGCCAGCTCGGTACCCGTGGCGAAACCCGAAGGGGCCGCGCTCATGGTGACGACGAATGCCGCAGGGGGCGTGTCCGTGACCGCGAACGCGGCGGTGTCCAGCAACTTGAGCATGCCGAGCACGTCTGTAGTTCGCCCCTGCGATCGGTTGATCCGCTCGCGTGCTTTGAGCCGCACGCGGTACGAGGGATCGTCGCGGCCGTTGCGCGCCTCGCCCACGATGCGTCCGATCAAGTCGAGCGAAGCGCCGAACGCGCGGTCAATGTCCTTCGATGCCAGCACATCCCATTGGCGGTTTTCTATCTCCTGAATTTCGTCGCCGACGATATCGCGGAGCGCGCAGAAAACGTCTTTCGTCTTCCAGTACTCGATCGTTCGGCTGGCCATCTTGTTACGGTGCAGCGTAACGAGGCCGTCCGGGATCTCGTAGGACAGATCGGTGTCCGCTACGTCGGCGGTACCTCCACCAGGAAGATCGACGGTGCGATAGGTCGTCACGCCGTCACCGTGATCAGGGAAGTGTCAAACGTCGCACGCTCGAATGTGCCGATCGTTAGGTTGCCAGTGTTCACTGGCGAGGGAATGAAATCGAGCGTGAACACTGGCACATCCACGACACCTGCGACGTTGAAACACGCCGCTCTAAGGAACAGCGCGACCACGTCTTCGCCCACGGCGTAGGTATCACCGCGTGCCTTGAGCGCATCCTTGACCTGTTGCAGGCCGTCCACCGGGAACGAGTGCGAAACCGTGAGCGTCGCTACAAGGTAGACTGGTTTGCGCGTGTCGCGCTGGAAATGCTCAAGATGCGTGGACTCGTCACCACTATCCGTTGCAGTGCCCGCAGTCGCGCCGTCTGAGGGGATGCCGGCGGGACGCGTGTCGTAGATCGCCTGAGCCACGGCGTCATCGCTCGCGGCGGGCACTGCACCGTCATCAAGGACGACCGCGAACGAATGCGCCGGGATACCGTTGGCGTCAGGCGCGTCTCCGCTGTTCTCCAGCACCACGACAGTTTCCACGCCGGACACGGCCTGCACGTGGGAGCGAATCGCGCCCACAGTCGAACCGCCGCGCGTGAATAGCTCCGCGGTTCGGAGCGCGCGAACTTCGGGATCAAGCGCCACGTCACGTCCGGCGACCACGTCCGTCGTGTTCGTGGTCGAGTTCCAGCCAAGCAGCGGATTCGAGATCACAGTTAGCTGCCCAGCGTCCACGTTGATCGGTCCGTCCGAAAGACACGTGAGCGTGCACGGAATGTCCGCGGGCGAGCCGCCGGGATTCGTGACCGAGGCTTGATCCATTTGGAAGATCACATCCGGGCGCCCGACGGGCGAGATCAGCGCGTCACTTTGGTTCAGCGTGAAGCCAGCATCGAGGTTGACGGTTTGCGACAGGGAGCGCGAGGGAGCCGCGTCGGGGCGCGTCGTGCCCGTGATCGAACACACGTTGTCGAGCGGGACGCCTGTCGCGGCCTCAGGATCGTTCGAGGCGTAGACTTGCGCGTTGTGCTCCTCGCATTCCGCGAGCTCACCCGCGATCAGCCCGAGCAACTGCCCGAGCGGCGATGCGCTTGAGTAGTCCAGGTTTGGCCCGAGCTTGGCGTTCGCTTTCGCGCGCGCGATCAGCGACGCGAGGATGTCCGTTTGCACCTTGATCACGTAGCCTGCGGTCGTTACGCCGAAATCTGTCATACGTCGATCGCCTCCGCTAAAATCATTTGCGCGCGCTTACTTCGCGGGATTTTCTTGACGCGCTGGTGCTTGTGCGGTTTGCAGAGCAGACAACCCGCGCGTCTAGACTTCGGACGCCCACGCTTGTGATTCAAGAGGCACCTGCTCCCGTATTGGTGACGATCCACGGCACGAGGTACGGCACGTTCGTTAGCACGTCGCCATCCGTGAGCGTCGCGGAAATTGTGACGGACAGCGTCCGCGTCTTACCGTCGAACACGAGCGAGATCGCTGTCACGTCCGCGACGCCCGGCACTGCGAGCACGGCGCGCCGGAATAGACTCCTGAGCAGCGCCATGTCCGGCCGCGTGGAGACGATCTTGAAGTAGGGTACGCCCTCGCGCGTGTCGAGGTACCACTCACCCGCGAACATCGAGAGGCACTCCGCGATGTGCGCGATCACGTAGTCACGCAGCGTCGTGGTCAGGGACAGGCCGGCGCCCTCGAGCGAGAGATCGCCGGAAGCGTCACGCGCGAACGTCTGCGGGGTAGCCACGCCTCAGCGTAGCACTGTCCGCGCGTTCAGTCACTTTTTAGCTTGGATCCCGCCGTTGCCTGCGGCCATCCGCTTCCCGTCAGCGTGGTTAGCAGCGACTTGAGGGCCGCTCCGCCGTCCGAGGGCGTGACCACCCACGAGGAGAATACGTTAGCGAGCGCCGAAAACGCCGCGTCTACCTTCTGCGCCATGGCCACGAAATCGGTCCCGTTGCCGACCTCGATCGTGCCGCTCTTGAAATGCATTCGCACGCCGCCGGCCTTGCCGATCGTGCTCTTCTCGTCCGAGCTCGCGCCGCCGTTCGGGCGCATCCACGGAATCGCGACGGGGTACCCCGGGCCGTGCTTGCGCAGATCGGGCGGATCCGAAACCTGCCCGTTGCCGCGCCAGCTCGCGAACGAGTAGTCCGCGAATAGCAGGATCACGGTGTCGCCCTTCACAAGCTCGACCTCGACGCTGATCGCGGGAGAACCCAGCATCATCACTGGGACGTTTTGGATCACGGGCAGATCTTCCGTGACGAACGTACCGTCATCTACAGGCACCGGGCGCCTAACCGCGGGGGCGACGCTACACGTCTTCGTCGCGTCGTCGTAGCTCTGCACGATCCCGGGCATGCAGACGTGCACGTCTAGTAATGCAGAAGCGATCGCTTCCTTGATTAGATCCGCCTGCTCGGGAGTGCCGAAGTCTGTCATGTGATCACCCGCTTGGCTTCGCCGCGCACGATCCAGTCGTCCGAGTAGGAATCGAGGGAGTACTCACATTTTTCGAGGCGGAACACGCCCGAGACGAACTCGTGCGCAAGCTGCACTTGGCGTCCGGGCGTGAAGTCCTTCTGTAGGAACGTCATGAACTCTACAATCCCCTTGTTCGAGATCGACGGCGTCCCGATCAAGAGCGACGAATCCAGCACGATCGCAGCGGAGTCTAGCGCCTTGCCCGCGTCCAGGATCTGGAGCGCGCCGTCTTGGATCGACCACTCGAATCCGCACGACCTACAGAGCGCCGTGAGCTCGTTCGCGGCGTTGCCGGAGAGCGACGCACCTTGCGCGTAGATGGTCGCGCCCTTGCCAGCGTTCAGCTGCTTCTTAGCCTGCGCGAGATTTCCAACCTTGATCCCGAGCGCTTTCACGATCGCATCCAGCACGTCTCCGGCACGCGCGCCCTTCGGGAACGATTTCTTGACGCGTTTTAGCTGCTGATTCAGTCCGCTGTCCGTGGTCATGACGGTAGTGGTTACGTCGCCATCCTCGACTAGTTTCTCGTGCTTGACGTGCACGGCCTGTCCCACGAACAAGCGCGTGAGCTGATTCTGGTAGCCGGCCGTGAGCGCAACCGTCGGCGCCGCTACTTTGGTGAGCGAGTTCCGGTGCTCCGGGCTCATGTTGTAGACGGTCACCGTCGCGCTGTTCGCCGTCGTCTTGAGCGAGCGCACGACTTTCGCCGTGATCCGCATACCGGGGAACGTCACGCCCTCCCAAACGATCGTATCGATCTGGAGGTTGATCTTGCGGCCGAAAAGCGTATCGCTCACGCGATTACTCCGCTTGATACTTCGTCCGCCGTGAAATAGCAGAACAGAAACCCGGTCCAGTCGTAGTCCGGACCGGTGAGTAGATTCGTCGGATCCATCGCCAGGAGTTCGCCCGGCGGGACGCCATTGCGGTAGTGGTAGCGCGAGAACAGGAAGCGATTAGACACGACCGTCACGCCCGCGACGGCCACGTCTTCGCCGGGCAGGCCTACGTCGAGCGTCCAAAGGTTCATACGCGCATTCCAGTGGAACGTAAAGACGTACGTCGTGCCGTCGAGCTCGACGCGCTGATCGAAGTGCGCGAAGTCGTTAGGTGTGACCGCGATCGTTTGCATGTCATATCCCCAGCGACTTGCGGACTTCGGCTACTGCCGCGGCCCCCACAGTTTTTTGGTCCTTGGTGGCGGGGGCGGCCGAAACCGCGCTAGCGTCCGCTTTCGGTTTTGCGCGGTGCTCGGCGGGCACCGGGATCGCCGCCGCGCTCTGAGTCGAAACGAAGTTCATCTGTTGAAACTCGAGATCGATTGTCCCACTATCTCCGTCGTCCGCGGAGCGCGCGAGCGAAAGCGATGAAATCGCCAAGTTCTCTACGCGGCCGTGTGTCGGGAAATTCACCGTGATCAGTGTTGCGCTTTGCCGGAGCGCAAGCAACTGCTCAAACGCCTTACGCAGGCGACCGCGTGGATCCTGGCTGAACGCGAACACGTTCAAGTGGTCGGGAAGCGGATCCTTACCGCCGAGTCCGATCGCTGCGAGCCCCGTGGACACGGCGCCTTCGACGGCGTTCAGCACGCCGCCCGGCGAAAGGAGCGGCGTATTGTTCGGGTACTTCGGCCGCGTGAACGGAAAGCTCTTGAAGTCTCCGACGAAATCCGGATCGAGATCGCCTCGGATCGGACTTCCCGAAATGAACAGGCTCGCCTTTGCCGTCAACTGATCGGGGAGGTAGTGATCCGCGATCCTCGCGCCCGTTTCTACCGCGTGCGATGTGACCGTGGCGGTAGCACTGACCTGGGAACTAATCCACGCGTCAGCGTAGATGCGCACGACGCGCGCGCCGATCGTCCACTCGATGCACGGCAGGTCGTCCGTAGTTCGTGCGTCGTCGCTCATTTGCTACCTCGCTGAGTGATCGCCTGCATGGTAGATCGACTATCATCTTTCAGCGCCTCGGCCACGGCTTGCTTGACGGTGCGCTTTAGATCCTCGCCCGCTTTGGAGTCAACGTGAATGTTGATCACCTTATTGTCGTTCACGACCGGCGCGCGCGTGCCCGTACCGACTTCGCCGCGAAAGAACGTGCCGTTTGCTCCGGGGATGGGGGCTAAGGCCAGATTCTGCACTTCCGCATCCGCCGCTTTTTGCCTGTTGTTCGCGCGTATCTCCGCCAAGACACCCGCCGTGTTCGTACTTTCCCCGAGCGTCGGCGCGCCGAATTGCTCGCCCGGAGCTTTCGCGGGCGCTGTCGGCGGGCCGAACTGTCCGCCGTTGCGTTCGCGCGCCTGCTCCTTGAGTGCGCGAAACAAGGCTTGCGGATCGTTGCGTATTTGCGCCGCGAACGCGTCCATTTGCGCTTGCGTTTGAGGCGCCCCGCCGCCGTGCGCGGCGGCTTCCGCGTTCGAGCGTTTCTCGTTCGCTTCTTTCTCGCGCTGTGCCGCGGACTCCTCGGGATGCAACTTTTCGTACGCGTCTTTAGCGATATCGTCCTTGACTTTTTTCAGAGAGGCGAGCTCGTCTTCGGCCGCTTTCGTGTCGATATTCAGGCCCAGCTTACCGCCCGTGGCGCCAACCAGATCGTTCCACTTCTTGTACCAGTTCAGGAAGAACTCATCAACGGCAATGCCCATGTCCGCGAGCGCAACCGTCAACCCATCCGCGATCGCCTCGAAAATACCGCCGGAGCTCTCGTGCAGTTCTTTGAGTTCTTTGAGAAAGTTCGTGATCCACTCACGGACCTTGTTTTGCGATCCATCGCCGAATAGTCCGTCAATCGCGCGCCCGATAAGGGAGTCTTTGCCCTCGAGGAAGCCGAGGACTTCGTCTACCGCCAGGAAGATCCCTGCGAACTTCAGGCCAGGCAGGATCAGCGGACCGAGCGCGGCCATGAGCGGGCCCGCGACCGCGGCAGCAAGCGCAAACACCGCATGCTCCCCCGCGGTCGTCCCTTTGAGGAACTTGCTCATGCTCGACGTAAAGCCCGTGATCCATTCGGTCGCGTGCGTAAGAGCGGGAAGCACACCCGTCACAAGGTGCGTCTTTAGATCGTTGAAAGTCGCGGTCAGTCGCTTGAGTGATTTCTCGTACTCTTTCGCGCGCTCGATCGACTCCTGCGGAGTGGCGCCGCCCGTCGCCTCAAACTGCGCGCGGTATTCCTCGAAACCTTTCGCGCCCTCGCGGAGCACAGGCAATAACGCCAGGCCGCTCTTGCCGAATAGCCGCGTGGCTACGGCCGCTTCCTCCTGCGGGTTCTTGAGTTTCTCGAAATTCTCGAAGATTTCCGGGAGGACTTCGTTCATGTCGCGCGCGTCGCCGCTCGCGTTTTGCGTTTCGATCCCGAGCTTCTTTAGTGCATCCGTCTGGGGGGAGACTGCGGAGTCCGTGCGCGAGAGACTTCGTTGCAACGCACTCAGCTGGCCGTTGAACTCTTCCGCGCTCCCGCCGGCCTGCTCCACAACGAAGCCGTAGAACTGAAGCGACTCGGTGGCGATGCCCGTCTGCTCGGACAGGTGTGAGAGGCGCTCGAGACTCTCCGTCGTTTCGCGAATACCGTGCAAGAGCTCGGAGCCTGCGAACACGGCCGCCACACCCTCGAGTGCCTCACCAAGCGAATGAAATAGGCCTTCGGCGTGTTCGGCGTGCTCGCCCGCTTCCTGGACGTGCTCCTTCGCCTTGTCGGCGGACTCGCTGACGTGCTCGAGCTTGTCCTCGCCTTCGACCTCGGCCGAAAAGCGGACGAATACTTCTCTTAAAGCTTCGCCTTCAACCGCCACGGCGCGCCTCCGCTCTCATCTTTGCGTCGCGTTCGATGCGCTCGGCTTCCTCTGCCGTCGCGCGCGCGATTTCGTCGATCAGGTCCTTGGCCGCGAGCAGCCGGTCAAGCGGCCACGCGTCGATCTGGTCGTACGTGTGACCTCGGAAGGTGTCCGAGATCATGACTTCCCAGATCAGCCAGTCGTCGCGGCAGCCTGCGGGGATTCGGATTTTGATTCCGCCGCGCTGGCGCTTGCGCTTGCCACCTTGGCTTGCGCGATCTTGGCTTTCGCTTCGGCTAAAAAACCGCCGAGGTCGAACTCCACCGCGGCCCGGAGCCACGCAAGAAGGGCGTCGAAGCGGCCGGCGAAATGCTCCTCGTAGATCCCGCGCTCGCCGCCGAGATCGCGCGAGAACGTCTGCCCCTCGACCGTCCACACGACTTGCGTGTAGGGCTTGAACAGATCGCAGAGTCGCTCGAGATTCGCGCCAAGCGCGGGGTCCGAGCACGCCTCGGCGACACCGAGCAGAATGCGATCGAGCTCGCCGCCTTTGCCGCGCCGAAAACCGTTCACGAGCGGTGCCAGCCCGTTCATGAGCGTGGTCGCGGCACGGAGCGCGACGGAGGCCGGCGCGTGACGAATCACGTACGTATACGCGCCGATCTCGAGCGTCTTCTTCTCTGCCGTCATACGCCGGACTCCACGAGCACGGGCTTGCTCATGTAGATCACCCAGTCACGGGGCTGCGCCTTGCCGGCGTGCACGACGTTCGGCGCCTTCTGGATCCAGCACTTGTCGCACATGACGAGGCTTGCGCCGTTGAGATCGCGAACCAAAACCGCGAACACGTCCGCGGTTCCGTTGCCGCTCGTGAACCCGGGGGTCATGAGCGAGGTCAAAACGGCGTTCGACTTGCTCGTGTTGAGCAAGTGGATCGTGAGCTTGCCAGTGCGCGCGACCTTGCGCGAGCGCGACACATCGCCGTCCACGCCCTTGACTACCTCGTAGAATTCGTCTTCGTACTCGAACTCGACAATCGAGTCCTCTTGAAAACCACTCATGGTGGCGACATCGATCACCACGCTGACGAGATCAGGATCGTACTGGTTGACAGACATGGTGTTCTACCTCACTCCGTGACGGTGACCGTGACGCCGACCTTTTGGATCGCGCCCGAGTATTCGAATCCGAGCTTGCAGCCGTTCAGGATGCGAGCCGCGCGATCCTGCGACGTGGTGTCCGAGAGTTTCGGCACGACGATCCGGTCGTACGGGGACACGCCGTCCGCGTCGAGCGGCGCGATACCGCCGGAGCTCAGTCCCGCCGCGATCATGGCGCGGAGCACGCTTTCGACCTGCGAGATCCCACGCGCGTCGTACGGCACGCGACGGTTATTGAACTGCAACGCCGCGAGCGCCTCTTGCAGACGCGTGACGAACCAATCCACGAACCGCGTGAAATCGATCCATTCGCCGGAGCCCGCCTCGCCGCCGAGAACGTGATTGATCCCTGCCGTCGTGATGTAGATCGAGTAGCCCTTGGTCCGCAGGTTGTCGTGCTGCGTGGGGGTGAGCGAGTCCGCGGTCACGCCGCCGAGCGTGCGTCCGTTGAGCACGCCGCCCGCGTAGGGCCCGGTGCCGGGATCGAACGGGAAGAGATTCGCGAGCGACGCGATTCCGGAGAACCCGTCCGTGCGATCGAGGTCGAACAGTGCGAACGTGCGCGCGTAGGCCGCCGTTGCGAGGACGCTGCCGATGTCGGTCGTGGTCGCGAGGTCGTATGCGTTCGTGTCGGACGTGTTCGTCCCGAAGATTTTGCGCATCGTCTCGACGGCCGCTGCGACGGCAGTCACGGCCGCGAGACTGTTCGTGTCCGCGAGCCCGAGGCCGTACCAGTCGTCATCCACGGCGCGAATCGCTGCGAGCTCTGCTGCGTAACCGGGGTCCGACGTGAGATCGATGAACGTCATGCGATCGTTGCGCCACGCCGAGAACCAGAGCGCGACACCCGCGGGCGCGGCGATCTGGAGCTTCGTGTTCGTGTCGGTTTGCGTGGCCGTCACGCCATCGAGCGCCAGGCCCGTCGAGTTCAGCGCATCGATCGCCGCCTTGAGCCCGGCCGTGATCTCGGCCGCCGTCGCGCTCGAGTCGGAGGTGTAGGAGATCACGACGGCCGCCTTGCCCTCGCGCTCGAGAGTGATCGA